CAAACAGTATGCTCTAGCACCTTCCCACCATTGTCCCACCATCATTGGTTTGGCAGGTTTAAATCCTTCGAATTTTATGACATCGTCAAAATGTTTTTCAAGAGAAAAAGGCTTTTTAAAAACAACATCATGTTCGAAGATACAGATACTTTTATTTTCTGTCAAACATTTTTTCCATAAACTGTATTGACTGAGGAAACAACCCAACGTTCCGGGTCTATTCATCAATCTTAAACTTTTTTTACTACTTTTATATAATGTTAATTTGTTTTTTTCAATTGAAGTAGTTGTGCCGTCTATTCCTTGATATAATTCTAAATTCCAATCCAATGCTCGACCAGATGCCAACGCCTCTTGAGCCCATTCAACAGAATTTTTGTGATTTTTTAGATAGATTATGTATCCTTTAATCTTTTCCATGATCTTTCGCTTTATCTTTGTGAAATTTTAGTTTTTCCTTATCATTAAACCAAGCATACTTTAATGCTTTGTATCTAAATCCATATTTCTTTGTGCCTTTTGCTGTGCTAAAAATTTCCCCACCAGATTTTAACCCCCAACTGTTCCATTTGTACGGAATACTATCAAACTCCCGTTCATCTAGCAATTTTTTCAACACGTGTTGATCCACAAACCAGTAAATTGGTTGCTTGAATGCTTCAATCATCGATTCACTCAATTCTTTTTTAAATTGTGCACCGGAGGCACCTATGCCTGGTGTAACACAACTAGCGATGTATGTGCTTGAATCCTTAGGTTTACGCATTGCGGCAGGAAACGTGGTTATTTTCTTAAATTCTAGCAAAGGTACTCGTTCTCTGTTTATCCCATCAGCGTCTAACTGTAATACGTGTTGATCTTTGTCAAAAAATTTGTCGAAATAAAAAAATCTAGCACTAGAAAGATAAATTTTTCTTTTTAATTCATCGTCATTTTTTGTATTACATATTTCTGGACCTCTGTTAAACAAAGGGTGATCTTTTGCTAATCGAAATTGGTCATAAAAATCTTTATTGTGTGTTTCATATGTATAGGTAATGTTTTCATCTTTTATTAAATTTTTTATTTTGTGTTCTTGATTGTATTCATAAATCATATGCACATGAACATGAATTAAATTCTTCTGGTTTAATGTCAAAGTGCTTTTTGCTAGGTATTGACCATGCTCTGCCCAATATTTGGGATCGCAACTATAATAAATCACATGAGTTTTATTTTTTGGAACATCACCTTGAATATTTTGTTGATCAAACAGCATTTTTACCTTCTTTCATTTTTACCTTGTCGCGGTTGGTAGGTCTACAAAAACTATTCTTGGCCTTCATTCTCTGAGAGTTCCAAAAACGAGGATTAATTCTACAATAACTAGTTTCTGTGTAAGTTAACAAACAACTTACACTGTTTATGATAACGTCCGGAGCCAATGCTCCTGCTGACCAAACAAAATCAACTAATTTTTGTGCGCCTTGTGGTTTCACTATATATGCATGAGCACCTTTAATATGACTTTTGTTGTAAAGTTCTAATCCAGAATACGACGGACGTTTTTTCATATATAATTTTACATCTTCGCCGCGATCTATCATAACTTCTTTGTCATAATTGGCGGTCCGCCTGCTTAACCATTCTATATTACACACATCTTCAAATTTAGACAATATTGACTCTGGAATTTCTTTTAACATTATAGCATCGTGCTCAAATATTAAAATTGATTTATTAAGTTCTAGTGATTTTTTCCACAGTGTCAAATGAGAAATCAAACAACCGACCATTCCAGGATTTATTTTTTTAATACGTTGATTAAATTTAAAATCTTTAAGACTGTGCTTATACCATTGAACATTTATATCTTTTCCGTGTATTGCTGGAAAAATTTCAGGTTCAATGCCAAATTTTTTACATGATTCAGCACACTCTTGCGACAAAGTCTCGCTAATAGATTCACCCTGCATTGTGATAATAAAAGATGGAATATTCAAAGTCATTTTGAATATTTATTGATATATTTTTTGAGAGATTATTATATGGAAGCGTCTTCCATACCAGCCACTCTCAATTTAACAATGTTGGTCATTTGCCATTGTTTCTGGTCTAGTCCTTTGGTAATGCCTAACCATTTGTTTCTTAACAGTGCGAATTCGTTTATGATTTTTTCATAATCTACCACATCTGCTTCACCGTCCACGTATTTTTCTACGTCTCTACTGCTGAGTGCTCTTTGATAATTTTCTAAATACTTTTTGAAATGTTTTGATCTCAATCTTCTCAACTCGATATTCATATATTGAAGTATCGCCTCAATTTCCTGTAATTGATTGAATCTTTGTTCCACAATGCCAGGCATATCCGCTGATGCTTTTTCGATATTGCCTCTAATTCTTATTTCGGATTTTGCCTGTTCCAATTCGTCTTCATAATGTCTGATGGCATCAGGAATTGCGCCAATATCTTTCGCTATTTTCTGATACCATCCAGCCATTAATAATCCTCGTCCTGGTCAACATCCAAATAATATTGGATGGCTTTGTCCAGGTCATCATCGGCTCCTAGTGCGGCTTGAAATTCTTCATCTTCCACACCATAGTCTGCCATTAGATCGACAAATTTTTCTGCTACCAAGTCCATAGCCTGTTTTCGATCCATGTACTCTTTAAAAAATTGCCAAATTTCAACTAATTGACTTCCTTCGATCATATTACTCCTCAACTGCTTCTGTTGTTTCTTTAGTTTCTGATTCTTCAGCAGGCACTAAATTGGTAAAGTCTTTCATAACCATGTCAAGATATTCTCCACCGGCTTCCCAAACTTTACGATACTCTTTGTATTCAGTACCTTTTGAATCCACGTATTTAAGTCTGTTACCATCTTTTGTTAATATACCTTTTTTCTCAAAAAGATCTACAAGTCCTGAATAAGGATTCATTCCTGTTTCGTATGGAATTTTTACTTGTACGCCTTCAAAAGGTTTGGCATATCTTGTTTTCATAACCTTACAGCCGGCTCTAATACCTCTCACATCAGTAACTTTGTTACCATCTTCATCTTCTTTCAGTTTCAATTTTTTCATTGCTACCACGATTGAAGATGCGTAGATAAATCCTTGTCCACCTGATATTTTGTCATCTGGATCAAACATATCTTGCGATGCGTATGTGTGATTTGTAGCAACAAGTCCCACATTGTGTGAACCAAACATATTAACACAGTTACGAACAAGTGCTGTTAGTGCCTTGGGTTTTCTACCCATGTCACCCTTCATATCACCTTTTTGAAACTGATCAACATCTGTAGGTGTTAACAACATACCCAATGAATCGATCACAAATAATACTTTTGGTCTATCTTCTTCAGCCATTGCTTTGTAATCATCCATAAATGTTGAAACTGTTTTTGCCACATCATCTATCATAGACATATTCAGTTTTAATAATTTTTTTTCGTCTGTGTCTACGTTCAATGCTTGTAACCAAGTTTCGTCCAATGCGTTCTCTGAATCGATTAGTACAACAAATATTCCTTGATCCTGTGCCGCTTTCACAATGTTACCTGAACAGATGTATGATTTACCTGCTCCAGATTCACCTGCAAACACAGTCACTTTTCCTAATGGAATTCCTTTGTTAAAATCACCACTAACCAAATAGTTTAGTGCGTAATTGCCTGTTGAGATCCAATCTGTTGGATCATGAAATCCAGCACTCATTCCAGTGATGGACTTTGTTAAAGTTTTTCTAAATTTACTTACATCAAATGCCTTTACCATAATTTGTTCCTTTTGTTAGTATGTGTGGGGAGTTGCCTCCCCACAAATGTACTTTACTATTTTGATTGTCTTGCTCTTATCATTGCTAAGATATCCTCTGCTTTTCCGCTTGAAGATTTATTATCTTCCACAGTTGGCTTTGGTGTTTCTTGAGCAGTTGTTTCAGCAACTGGTTCTGCTTTCACTTCCGGAGCAGGAGTTTCTGCTTTCGGAGTTACTGGATCACCAGTTCTTGATGACAAGCCTGCTGGTCTAAAGTATTGACCAAATTTATCTTGATCATATGCTTCACCATCAACAGATGCTTCAAACATTTCTTTCATTACCTTAACTTCTACTTCTGAAGGCTTTTTAGGTAAGAAATCATTTAGATTAAACAAACCATGTGTTGTAATCGCTGTGTTTTCTTCTTCTGTTAAAGGTCTTGATTTTCTAGACCATGTTGATGTTGAATAATCAGCATATCCACCTTTGGATGTTTTGATAATTCTAAAATCAAC